CTAACTGCTGCAGTTAAAACATTTGTTGCTTGTTCGGCTGTAAGGCCAACATCTGCATAAGCATTCATGGCTGATGTTGCCAAATCAGCTACATCTTTTGTTTCACCAAGTCCTGCTGCGCTGGCTTTTAATGACATTTCCAATGCATTCATTGCTGCCTCACCTTTAAGACCAGCAGATGTTATAAAAAACAGTGCATCTGCAGCTTCTGAACTTGATATACCGGTTTGTTTAGCCATGTTTCTTACTTGACCCTCAAATTCATCTACTTGATCACCAGAAAGCCCTACAAGTGCTTTTATTTTAGTCATTGACTTGTCAAAGTCAGCACCCATTTTAATAGCTGCACCGCCACCTATTGCCATAGGTATGGCTAAACGTTGTAAACTTGCGCCAACATTAGCAACCGATTTTCCAAATGTTTTTACTCTTGCACTTGCTTTATTTAAAGCACCAGTTAATCCAGAAGCATCACCAGTAATGTAATAAATTAATCTATTATTTGCCATATTAAGAATTTATACAAATTTAGTAAATTCTAATCTAGTGATTTATACTTAATTTTTTTCAGCTTATCTCTAAATTCTTTAACTTGTTCCGGTGTGCTTTTTGGCTTGCCTCTTTCAAGATAAACATCTTGTGGTAATGGAAATAATTTATCTGGAACTATCATCTGACCTCTTTTTTGACAATTGACATTATAGATCATAGTTGCCAAATATCTAATACGTTCCCAATCAAGATTTTGTTGAATTAAATATGATTCACCTAGCAAGTGATTTTCTTTCCATGTGTTTTTCCAAAAGCTGTCTGGATTTATGCCAACCTGACCAACATAGAAATCTAAAAGTGAATCAAAATCAAGTTGGCTGTTTACTTTCCCTTTTTAGTAGTTTGCTTTACATTTCTATTTAAACCAGCATTTAGATCATTACCTAAAATTCTTGATTCCATCATTGCATTTACAACTTTATCAAGTTCATCTGCATTAAAATCTTCAAGCCACATACCGACTTTAAATTGATTATAAGTAACTTCATTACCCTCTTCTTGATCATAAGCTAATAATGCTGAATAAATTAAAGATCTAATTACAGAAAGTGAAACACCTTTTTCAAATACATTAGCTATCTGATCCAAAGGAACATTTAAAATATCTGTAAAGTTTGCCCAGAAATTCATGCTAAAATGCATGGTACGATTTTTCCCACCTATTTTCAAAGTGTAGTATCCTCTTTTCTTGTTTGCCATATATATAAATTTAAAGGCACAGAGATAATCAATGTGCCTGATTAATTTACTTTAATAATTTATTATGAATTAGTTGCCTTGCTAATTGATCCAGTAACTGTAATCGATCCGCTGTAAGTAACTGGAGATTCCATTTCAGCTGACATTTCAACTGAATTTAAATAACCAGCACCAGAATAAACATCATCACCACTTGCAGCAGTTCCAAATTCCCAGTAAATTTTTGTTCTTGCAAGTAAATAATCTGCAGCTTCGATTGCATTGTTTGAATCATCATAAGCAACTAAACCCTCAAAAGAAATTTCACCTGTTCTAGTTCCAGCAATTACTTCATTGTAACCAGCTGAATCTTTAGTTGTTGCATCTGGTAAATCTGCTGATAAACTCATTGTTGCACTAGTAGAGTGTCCAATAGCAACTTCAGATCCGTCTGTTGAGTGAAATTTTAATAATAAATTAGTTCCGTTAAATACACCAGTTGTAGCCATTTATAATAATTTTAAATTTTTTGTAAATATACAAAATAAATAATTATACATCTTCCCAATTTTCAGCAATGTCTTCCCAAAACTCAAAGATGTTTTCCCAGTTTTGCCCATCTGCTGTATCTGCAGTAATAATTCTTGTTAATTTTATTTTAATATCAAAAGTTGTAGCACTATTATACTCAGCTGTTTCATCTGCACTTTCAATAAAACCCTCAGCTCGAATAATCAGTGGTGGATCAACTTCATTTTGTTTAAAATAAAATACTTGTTTAGTTCTTGTAATTAGATCATCTGCAAATTCTTTAAAGTTTAAAGAATCATTATAAGCAGTTAAACCTTTGATTGTAGCATCACCACCTCTAGCACAAGCAATAAATTCTTTCCATCCATTACTGTCTTTAGTGGTTGCATCAGGTAGATCTAAATTAATTGTAATTTGAGAACTTTTAGAATGCCCTACTGCCGTTTGGTTTCTAAATAAAAGTAAACTTGATGCATTTATAACAGGCATTATTCACTTGGTGTAAACTCTCCTGTTTCAATGTTTATAGATCCAACGCCATATTTTTCATTAATTTCTTTAGCGTTTTCTTGTTGTTTAACTTCAATTTCTTGGTATTGATCAACTAAATTATTAATTGAATTATATGCAATTACTCTTGCGCCTATTTCTCTTAATATAGCATCTTTATTTGCTAAACTTGATTTAATTTGATCTAATTCTTGTTCCTCTAGTTTTATTGGCATTATGTTAAATTTATTCTCCTAATTGAGATGTTATACTTGTTGGTGTTACTATTTCAGTAATTTGTGCATCAAGATTCGATTTCATTTCTGTTAAATCCATTTCTGATTCTATCCAAGAAATTACATTTGCTTCTGTAACATCTGCATAAGCAATAAAGTTTTCTGAATCTGGTGCTGCTATTGATTGTGTTCCTATAATAGTAGCAGTAACATCATTGCCATTATCTGCGGTATATCTCCAATGTACGTTATAAATAACATCAGATAAATCACCGTCAGTTGGCTTTCTGTCGACTGCTGCTATATTCCATGAATAAGTGTTGGGCATAATATTAATTTTTTACAAATATACTAATTTAATTATTTTCCAAAGCGCTTACTCTAGCTTTAAGAGAAACATTTTCTGCTTTTAATTCTTGCACTGATTTAATTAATAATGGCACTAATTTAGAATAGTCAACGCATTGCATATCTTCTGCATCTTTTTCACCAGTAACTGCGCCAGGAACTACTAGATCTAATTCATGTGCAATAACACCATAACTTCTGTCATCTTGATTTTTCCATTTAAAGTCATAAACATCAATGTCAGATATTATATTAAGCCCATTAAAATCTCTGTAATCTTCTTTTAATCTATAATCAGAACCAGTATTGTAATTAACAGCTGTTCTACTACTGTTAAATGATATATTACCAACACTTGTAGCTGTACTTGTTGACCAAAATTTAATTAAACCACCGAAGCCAATACCATAAGTATTTCTAACATTTATAACAGCAGAACCACCACTAGTTGCAGTTGTTTCATTTACAAATCTTGCAATACCGTCATTATAACCAGCGCCAGTATCAGCTTTTTTAGATTCTAAAAATCCATTCACTTGAACACCTGTGCTTGTTGTTTGTATTTTTGCTGAACCTTGGTAATAAAGATAAGCAGCGTTAATATCTGCTGCTATTAAATTAGTACCACCAACCACAAGTTTAAATTCGTTATCTGTTGGAAAACCAAAATAAGTATCTGAATCCCCTGTGTGAACTATATAATCTGTTGTTCGTATTTCTCCTGTAACTGTGACTCCTGTGCTTGTTGTTTCAAACTTTTTGCTTCCATTATAATATAAATCGACTGAACCATTTTCTGAAAATTCAGCCATAAACTCATTATTAGCACCCTGTAGATAAATATCATTTGATGCTTTTATAAATAAATCTCCAGTACCAGTATCGTCTATATAAGAATTAGAACCATCGTGATATATTTGTAAGTCAGTAGAAGCACCAAATCTTGCTCTACTATTATCAGCAAAATTAGCATTACCACCTGTTATTTCTATTCCATTTGTAACTGATGCTTGACCTGTTACAGCAACACCACCTGTCGTTGTCTCAAACTTTTTAACGTCATTATAAAATAGATTTACGCCTTGATTACCGACTGTTGTAATAAAATCATCTGTTCCGTCAGAACTTTGTACAGCAAAATTAGAACCTCTTACAATTAAAGAACCCCCTGAATTGTTTTCAGTTATATAACTATGTGTTCCATCATGATATATTTGTAAATCTGAACCTAAACCTAAAATTAGTTTTTCATCATCACCCATATATTGGTTACCTCTTAAAGTAAAGTTACCTTCAACATGCAATGGGTTTACTGGTAAAGTAGTTCCTATTCCGACATTACCACCACTAGTAATACGCATTCTTTCAGTGTTTGCAGTATCAAACACCATGTCATGTGAAGTTATATTAGCTATATGAGTATTGCTGTCTTGTGCATATAATTTTAAAGTAGTTGTTTGTGAAGTATCAGTTAATTGTAATGATGGACTAGAAGCACTTTCTAAATGTAGTAATGAACTAGGCGAAGTAGTTCCAATACCAACATTGCCAGATTTTTTTATAACTAATCTTGAATCACTTAAAGTAGCGTTTGTATTGTTTTGTGTTGTATTATTTAAAAAATGAATATCACCTACTCCATAAATACCATCTCTATCTAAAACCATAGCTGCTTTGACAGCGCCATTTGATGCTATGAAACCAGATAAACCAATTCCAACAAATTCATTTGCTGAGTTTGCTTGACCAACGACAAGAGGAAATGAATCAGTATTACCACTAGAATATATTGTTGTTTTAAATGCTGGCGAAGTAGTCCCTATACCAACGTTGCCACTAGAATCAATTCTTAATCTTTCAGAACCTACAGTATATAATCTTAAATTATTGTTAGCGTTAAATATAGCAACACCATTTTGGTCACCATAAACGTAATTAGTAGAATTTTGTAATAATAATTTACCATAACTACTGTTAACCACTTGGATTTCACCACCATTTACATGTAGTTTATTTCCAGGCGTAGTAGTTCCAATACCGACATCACCACCACTTGCAATGGTCATTCTATCATTTTGACCACCTGTTCTAAAATGTATTTTACCAGCATTATGCTCTATTCCAGCTTGCCAAGTTTGATCAACGAAAATTATGCCACTACCAGTACCACTTGTATTTCTTATGGTTAAATTACCAGTACCTGTTATACCTGTATTTCCTGTAAACGTAGCTGTACCGTTGACATGTAGCTTTGCGGTTGGCGAAGTAGTTCCAATCCCTACGTCGCCACCATTGAAATATGTAGTTCCCCCAGATGCAATTTGTACACCATTTGTAGTGCCATCAGAACTATACATATCTAAAACTGATGCATTTCCTGTACCACCTATATAAAAATCAAATCTTTTTTCACCATTAGATGCTTTGAACCTTACATATCTGTCTATATCATTATCACCTGTACTACCACCTCTGACGTCCAATATAGCTGTCGGCAAAGTAGTTCCAATGCCAACATTACCATTGTGATCAACACGCATTCTTTCAGTGTTTTTTGTCATTAATTTAACAACACCATTAACAGCAGAACTTCCAGCTTTTATTTCAATAGCGCTAATTAAAGAAGTATTATCACCAATTGTTATTGTACTTGAACCATTTGAACGAATTAAATTTCTTGCGTAACTGCCAAATTTACCTGATAAGCCATAACCACTACCAGTCATATAAATTGATGCAATTTGATTGTCAGTACCATATATTGATCCGCTTGCATTAACTGATAATCCACCACTAAAAGTTGCATCACCATTTGATGCCGTAATAAGAACTTGTCCAGTTGATGAGCTATATCCATTTGGTCTTAAATAAACCCCACCACCGCCAGTTGCAGATAAAGTAGCATTACCATCTGTTGATCTAAAATGTGTATCAGCAAAATAATGACCACTTGTTGTTACATCACCAGCAAAAGTTGCGTTACTAGTTGAATCTATTGTCAAAGCAGTATTTACTGATGCGCTGCCATTTTCTCTAACACCTAATTTTATTCCAAAGCCATAATCACCATCATTATTATTAACTTTATAACCTTTAACGAATGGTGCGCCTGAAAGAATTGCACCACCATTATTATATTTACCAGAAAGAACAATCGAACCACCAACTTCACCAGAATTATATGATCTTGTATCAATTGCATAAAAATTTGTGTTACCACTATTTGGTGAACTTGAACCAGTTCTATTACTTGTTATAAGACCACTATTAGCAATGTTACCTTCAATAGTTACATTACCTGTAATATCTTGTTGAAAAGCATTTGCATTACCACTACTACCAATGTTTAAAATTCCATTAGCGTCTTTCCATATTCTGTGGCTAGTAGAGTAACTACTTGTTATAGCCATACCATTACCAGCGCCATTACCATTTTGTCTTAAAATAAAAGCACCTGTGGTTGATACACCAGTACCACCGTCAATTTCAATAGCGCCTGTTGATGTGCTTGTCGTTTTTATTTTACCAGCAAAAGTTGCATCATTAGAACTTATTGTAATTGGTGCATCTGTAAGGGTGTCCGCATCTGACCACATAGTTACAGTGTTTGCTGTTCCTGAACCATCTACCGCACCACTACCAATTGGCACTTCTATAATATTACCAGCATTATCAACAGCCAAACGTTGTGTAGCAGTGCCTGTAAATGTACCAGAACCATATGCGTTTAATTGTATTTTACCATCTGGTGTTATAACTAATGCGTTAATTAAAGTACCAGAACTATTTCTTGACCTAAAACCAAAACCTGTTTCATTACCTTCGCCATCAAAAAGCAGATCAGTTCCACCGCCTGTAATATTAGAAAGTCCAACAGTAAAAGACAAACCTGGGTGTGTTGATGACCTCGCTAACTTCAAATTTGGATAAGCACTGCCTGAATCTATATGTATTTTAGCGCCTGGCGAAGTAGTACCTATACCTACCGAACCATTAGGTATTATAACATTACCATTAGTTTTAATTCGGATTTGTTCGCTACCACCAGAATAAAAAATATTTTGCCCAGTTGTATAATAATATAAATCAGCACCAATTTTTCCGACATAATGGTCAGTGCTGCCAAAATATAATTTACCATTACTAGAATTGTTAATTAAAGCATTACCGTTAATTTCAAGTTTTTGACTTGGTGATGAAGTGCCTATTCCAACGTCACCGTTTTGTTCAGCTGTTATAATAGGTGTTGAATTATCTGCTGTTCTTGAAATTATAAATTTTTCAGTACCAGCAATACCAGTGTACCAACCACTTGTATCATCTGTATTTGTAAACTTTATAAAACCACCATTAGCGTCTGCTTGATGCAGTTTTAACATTTCATAATTAGTAGATTGTATTCTAACTTGACCATTGACATCTAATTTATGAGTAGGCGAATTAGTGCCAATACCTACATTACCTGAACTTAAATCAACTTTAAATGTTGTAATATCAGATGAATTTGCGCCTATATAAAATGCATTATTTCTACTAATTAAATATGAATCTGTATCGTCATCTCTAATAATTATAAATGCTTTGTCATCACTACTTTGAAATATTGCCGTTGTGTTTAAACTGCCTGAATTGACTTGTAATCTAGCACTTGGCGAAGTAGTTCCGATACCGACTTCACCAGTTTGTTTTACATTTACTAAAGATGTTCCATTGTCTAAAATCCTAAAATTTCTACCACTATAACTACCAAATGTATTTAGATCTATATATAAAGAACCACCTGATTTTAAAGTAGAAATTGTGCTGTTATTTATTAAAACATCACCAGAATTAATTTGTAATTTTTCAACAGGATTAGTAGTTCCTATTCCGATATTACCGTCACCTCTTATTCTAAAATAATTACTACCAGCATAAGAGTTAACAGAAAAAGCAACATCACTAGAATTAGTCCCACCATCTACTAAAACACCATAATTGCTGCCAGTTGTTGATTCAGTGTTTGTAAATCTTGAAACCCAATTGCCAGTAATAGAACCTCTTACATGTAAAGTATGTGTTGGCGAAGTAGTTCCAATTCCAAAATTACCACCGTTAAAATGTGAATCACCATAAGTTCTAATGTTTACCGTTTCAACACCACCGCTTTTTCCTACTACGAAACCACCATTGCTAGATGCACCTATTTCATAATAATCATTAGCATCATAACTAGCTCTAATTCTACCAACAACATCTAGCTTTTGCGTAGGCGAAGTAGTTCCAATACCGACATTGCCAGATGAGGTAATAGTTAATCTTTCAGCTGCATTAGTTTGGTCATAAAATCTAAATCTACCATCAATTTCAATTATTTGCCAAAACCTATGATGTGAATTTGTTGCATAGTCAAATCTTGCAGCAGTAGTCGTACCAGTTATTTTTGCAACAGCGTCAGCACCGCCATTAACTTCAAATTTAACACTTGGCGAAGTTGTTCCAATTCCAACTTCACCAGAACCTTTAATTGTTAATCTATCTTTACTGCCATTTATAGCAGTACCACCGCCTGTTTGAATAGAAAATAATTCTTGATTATGATCTGCAATTATTTGCATTCTGTTATCGTCATCTGAATCACCCAATCCTATTTGTGATAATCCTGTGTTTGATGCAACTATTGATAAAACTTGATTTCCTGTACCATCACCTATTTGTAAATTTCTTGTTGGCGAAGTTGTTCCTATTCCAATTTTTCCGTCTGACGCTTTAATATATAAAAGTTCGTCATCATTTGTGTTTGTAAAACGAAAACCAGCTGCTGAATTATCTGCAACAGCAAATCTTAAATTGTCTAAATTATTAGATGTGTAATCATTTTCTGTTCTAATTGACCAGTTTGTGTCGCCAAAATAAATATTTTTTTGTGCTGAAAAACTTGAGCCAACTCTTATGTCACCATTTACATCTAATTTATAAGATGGTGTACCAGTTCCAATACCAATGTTATAATAATTATTGCCATCAATAACTAATCTGCTAGCGGTTCCTATGTAACTTCTTAAAACTTCTTTTTGACCGCCAGGTGTTAATGCTAAAATTCTTAAATCACCGTTACCATTAGAAACAAAACCATGTGCATGTGTGC